CTCCCCTTCCCCCACCCCACCCCCTGCCCCGTTGCGGACCTATGGCCTGCCCTTGCATGGGGCGATGACGCAGTTCGACTATGAGCGGGCGGCGGTGGCGTTTGGGCAGGACGAGAGCAAGGGGGGGATGCGTGAGCTGGTGCATCTGAAGAATGTGCTGGATGTGCTTAATCCGAGGCAGGAATGGAACCCGTGGTTGGAGAAGCAGTTTGAGAGCCTTGGGGAATCGAAGTGGGTGGTATGGGCGGGGTGCGCGGGTGCGGGCAAGACGTTTGGAGGGAGCCTGTTTGCGTTGCTGTGGTGGCTGTGCGAGCCGGAATCGAGTTCGGTGATCCTGACGAGCACGACGGGCAAGGCCCTTCGCCGGCGCGCGTGGGCGGAGATTTCGTCATTGCGGCGGGAGATGGGGTTGCAGCGGACGGGGAACTTTGTGGATTCGCGGATGATGTGGCAGGCGCGGGAGGGGGATGACAAGCACGCGATCATCGGCCTGGCGGTGGAGGATGGGGGCAGCGTGAACAAGGCGGTGGACAACATCAAGGGGTTGCACACGAAGCGTCAACTGGTGGTGATTGATGAGGCGACGAGCACGCCGGACGCGGTGTTTGAGGCGTGCGTGAATTTGTGTGGGTATCCCGAGGATTTTCGGATGCTGGTGATTGGAAATCCGTTTTCGCGGTTGGATGCGATGGGGCGGTTTGCGGAGCCGGCGAACGGGTGGGAATCGGTGTGTGTGGATGATGAGCGGTGGGAGACGAAGACGAAGCTGGATGGAAAGCGCGGGCTGGTGGTGCGGTTTGATGCGGAACGGTGCCCGAATGTGCTGGAGGGGCGGTGCGTGTACCCGCACCTGATCACGTTGCGGAAGCTGGAAGGGTTGCGGAAAGGCCTGGGCGACAACTCGCCACGGTATTGGTCGGAAGTGCGCGGGTTCTGGCCGCCGGATGGGCTGGTGCCGACGATTTTCACGGAGGGGGAGATTGTCCGGCAGCGGGCGACGAAGGATTGGGTTTGGGAAGGGACGGGGTTGCAGGCGGCAGCGGGGTTTGATCCGTCGTTTGGCGGTGGCGACCGGGCGGTGTTGCGGTTTGTGAAGTGGGGGCCGGTGGCGGATGGGCTGATTGGGCTGCAACTGGGCGACAAGGTGGAGATCACGACGGATGCCCGGGCGAGTGAGCCGCCGAATTTCCAGATGGCGCGCAAGGTACGGAAGGAGTGCGAGGCGCGCGGCGTGACGCATGACCGGTTGGCGGTGGATGCGAGCGGGGCCGGGCGCGTGTTCTGCGACATCCTGGAGCGGGAGTGGGGGCCGGTGCTGCGGATTGAGTCGGGCGGGAAGCCGAGCGACCGCATGGTGAGCCACGAAGATCCCCGGCCGGCGCATGAGGCGTATGACCGGAAGGTGACCGAGCTGTGGTATCAGGCGCGTGAGCTGCTGATGTCAGGGCAACTGCGAGGGCTGGACGCGGAGACGGCGGTGGAATTTTGCAGTCGCCGGTACGAGTCGGACAAGCGGAAGGTGTCGATCGAGACCAAGGACGAGTACAAGAAGCGGCACGGGCGGAGTCCCGACCTGGCGGACGGCGCGTGTTTTGCGCTGGAGGCGGCGCGGCGACTGGGGCTGGTAGTGCGGCAGGTGGGGGCGACGGCACAGCGGGCCGAGGTGGAGACGGACGTGCACAAGGCGGCGGGCGCGGTGTACCGGGAGGTGGACTATGCCGCTGGCAACGAGGAGGAGATGGTGGCGGGTTACGAGGCGGGAAATTTTCAATAAGTGCTTGTAGCCGGTTGTAACTTGGTGTAACTGTTCCAGCGCGACAAAAAAACAACAATGAGAACCCTGAACGAACACAAGATCAACCCGTGCAACGATACGTTGTCCATCACTGTTACTGACCAACCCGGAGCTGGTGGTGCGTGCCATCACTACCTCATCGCTGGTTACAAGCCGGAGAATGGGGGTGTGGCAATTCCGGCAGAAACATTGATCGCGTTCCAGAATGGGCCGATCAACGAGGTGGGTGTAAATGGTGTGACGCAGGAGGTTCTGCTAGCCATCGTCGCGGATCGTCTGCGGTCATTTCAGGCTGGGCCGTATGCGTGCAGAGACAATGCGGTTGCCCTCACCAAGATTGAGGAAGCCCAGATGTGGCTCCAGAAGAGGACGTTGGAACGGATGCGGCGCGGGGTTGAAGGCACGCACGCCAAATGACTCGGCCTAACGACCCAAGCTCAGCGACGGCGAGAAAGGGAAACCGCCCGTGAAACTGAATCGTAATCGAGCCGTTCGCTGGAGCGCGTGGTTAGGTTGAGGGAGTACATCAAGTGAAACGCATCCTGCATCCTGAACGTGTGCCCCCGGGCGGGAACTACCGGTACGTGGTGCCGGAGTCGGGTATGGAGTTTCTCGGGCAGACGCCAGGGGTGGTACTGGTGAAGGTGCGGGCGCACTGCGAGGCGAACAACTACCCGCTGCGGCATCTGGAACAGCGCATCACGGACCAGTTTTGCGAGCGGCACCCGGAGTTGTGCGAGGACGTGGACGAGGCCACGGGGTTGCCGTCGCTGGTGGAGATGGCCAAGCGGTTCACGCTGGCGATGGCGTCGTGGGCATCGAGCGGGTTTCGGATCGTGTCGCAGGAGCAGTTTCAGGAGCGGCGCAATACCTGCCTGACGTGCAACCACTGGCGGGGAGACGGCACGAACGTGGCGATGGGTCGGTGCGGCAAATGCGGGTGCAGCGGGCTCAAGCTGTTTGCGGCGAGTGAGGAGTGCCCGGATGATCCGCCGAAGTGGAGGAGGTTGACGTGAAGATTTTCCCGCCGCGATCGAGTCGTGCCAGCAATGGCGTCACTCACAGTATTACGGCCCGGTCTGGTGCCCTGTCAGGCGCAGCGGCGGGGATGCTTTTGTGAACATCTACACGTACCACACTTCGATTGGCTGTGACCGCGAGGCGTTGCCGTTGCTGGACCTGTGGCGGCAGCGGTGGACGGCGGAGGGGTGGAACCCAGTGATTCTGAGCGAGCGCGAGGCGCGGCAGCATCCGTACTTTGCCGAGCTGGCTACGGCGTTTTCCAATCTGCCGACGGTGAATGCGCCAGGGTATGAGCTGGCGTGTTACCTGCGGTGGTTGGCCATGGCGGTGGTCGGCGGCGGGTGGATGAGTGACTACGACGTGATGCCGTATGGGATGCTGCCCCAGCGGCCGACGGACAAGCTGACGACGTGGAGCGGCGGATCGTGCCCGTGCCTGGTGAGCGGATCGCAGACGCAGTATCATTTGATGTCAAGGATGTTCGCGGCGTGGACCCCGACGGAGCGGGACGAGCATCAGGGGCGGCAGCATTGCAGTGACCAGAACATTCTGGACCAGTTGCCGGCGGAGGCGTTTGACCGGCGCAAGCTGGTGGAAGAGTTCAGCGCGCCCGGGTGGGAAACGGCCCTGGCGGTGCATTTTCCGAACGCGCGGATGCGGGGGAAGCAGCCGCGGCATGAGTGGATTCCGAAGCTGAGGCCATTCTGCGATTGAACTCCGTGGTAGTCGGTGATACCACACTGTAGCCATGCAAGCTTTAACTGACACCGGGGCGAACACAAACGGCACGTTGGCGACACTGGCCCCGGACGGGGCGGCCCCGCAGACGCGCATCGCCAATGCGAATCAGGCGCGGACGATGGTGCTGGGCCTGATGCGCAACGACGAACTGCGCGCCCGGAAGCGTGCGCTGGTGAAGGGGCTGGTGGATGGCAACCCGCCGTACTCACCTGGGAAACTCAAGGAAGCGGGCCGCGCCACGGCGTGCAACGTCAACTGGCGGATTGCGGAGGCGTATCTGGGGGCGGCGACGGGGGCATTTTACGACGTGTTCAACGAGGCCAAGACTTACGCCGAGGTGGAGACGGAATACGGCCCCGAGGAGAGCCGCACGGCCTGGAGCAACATCATAACGGAGGAGTTTGACCGTCTGTTGAAGGATGACAACGTGCTGGATTACCCGATGCAGATTTCGATCAACGAGATGGTGTTGTACGGGTCCGGGCCCCTGTGGTTCAACGACACGACGGACTGGCGGCCGATGGCGAGCGAGCACCGGGATCTGTACGTGCCGGACATGACGAAGAGCAACACCAAGTATTGGGAGTGGTGCGCGCGGATCATGACGTATCAGCCGGATGAGTTGTACGCGCGGATCGTGGACCCGAAGGCGGCGGAGGCGGTGGGCTGGAAGGTGGAGGCGGTGAAGCAGGCGATCATCAACGCGGTGCCCGACAACCAGCGGCAGTACAATGACCCGTCGCGGAACTGGGAGTGGGCGCAGCAGCAGTTGAAGAACGGGGGGCTTTACTTCTCGTTCGGCATCAAGGTTATTCGCGTGGCGCATGTGTTCTGGCGGGAGTTTCCCGAGGCCGGCGAGACGGAAGGGAAGATTTCGCACGCGATCATCGCACTCGATGCCGGAGTGCAGACGGGGAGCGCCAAGACGAACGAGGACTGGTTGTTCCACGAGGAACGCAAGTACGACGAGTGGTGCAACGTGATCAGCCCGATGTACTACGACCACGGCGGCGGCGGGTTTCATCACAGCGTTTCGGGCATGGGTGTGAAGATGTTCGGGGCGATGGAGTGGCAGAACCGGCTGATGTGCAATCTGGCGGACAAGACGTTCGCGCCGAAGGTGCTGTTCCGTCCGACCTCTGGCGATTCGAAGCAGAAGCTGGCATTGACGCATCTGGGCGATTATGGGTCGCTGCCGGCGGGCTGGGACGCGGTGCAGATCCCGATGAACGGTTTCTTGCAGGAAGGAATGGAGTTCAACCGGGAGATCGGCAACACGGTGGCGTCGAACCTGAGCCAGTACCGGCAGAATTTGCAGCAGGAGGGCGGAAACCCGATTACGGCCAGCGAGGTGAACTGGCGGGCGAGCGAGCAGGCGCGCCTGGGCAAGACGCAGTTGAACAGGTACTACCAGCAGCTTGATGACTTTTACGAGGAGGTGTACGAGCGGGCATCGAGTTCGAAGCAGCGCAAGAACCTGCCCGGCGGGACTGAGGCGGTGGAGTTCCAGGAACGGTGCGTGGCGCGCGGTGTGCCCATTGAGGCGTTGCGCAAGGTGTCGTCGGTGAAGGCGACGCGGATTGCGGGCCAGGGCAGCCCGTTCATGCGGCAGCAGGCGTTGGAATTCCTGCTGGGCATGGTGCAGATGCTGCCCGAGGGTGGCCGGCAGAATCTCCTACAGGACGTGATCGCGGCGCGGTCAGGCCAGCAGGCGGTGCGGCGCTACTTCCCGGGCGCTCAACAGGACGTGACGGCGATGGATCAGGCGGCCGAGGCGCAAGACAAGGTGGCGGCCATGAAGGTAGGCTTATTGCCACTGGTGACTCCGACGCAGAACGCGCTGATTTACGCGACGACGTTCCTGAATGCGGGCGATGCGGCGGCGGCGACGCTGCAACAGGGGGCGAATCCGGCCGATGTGCTGGCGTTCCTCGACTTGATCGGGCAGGCGACGGCGGCGCAGTTGCAGCGGTTGGCCACGGACAAGACGCGGGCGAATGATTATCGCCAACTGGAGGCGCACTGGAAGAAGCTGGCGCAGTTCACGGACAAGCTGCACCAGCAGGTCGCACAGCAGGCGCAGGAACAGCAGGCGGCACAACCGCAGGGCCAGCCGATGAGCGCCGAGGAGCAGGTGAAGGTGCAGAAGGCCCAGCAGGACATGCAGATCAAGGGCGCGAAGGCCCAGCAGGCGATGGATTTGAAGCAGAAGAAGTTCCAGCAGGACAGCGCGCTGAACGATGCGAAGGCGGCCCAGCAGGTTTCCGCTTGACGCCGTTGTAACCTGTTGTAACCTCCGGTAGCCGACATGAGAAAGAACTACACGCCGAGTCTGCGCCGGCAGAAGAATTCGCCCTATTGGCAGGCGGTTTTGCGGTTGCCATCAGGCCAGCGGACGAACCGGAGCACCAAGAAGACGCGCAAGCCCGAGGCCCTGAAGGAAGCGGCCCGGATGCAGCGCGAACTGGAGGCGGAATGCTGCGCGTAGTCCTGCCGTTCACCACGAAGGAGGTCCCGCTGGTGTTGAAGAACCTGGCGTTGGCGAAGAAGTTTGACGGGAAGCTGGATTCACCTGTGCTGGTGGTCATCGAGGAAGGGACGGAAGGGCTGGACGCGGTGATGGCGGCGGCGAGCGAGATTTTCCCGATGGTGGAGACGCACACCTACTACAAAGGCCCGTCGGGGTGGCCACAGGGGCCGAACCATGCGTTCAAGCAGACGGCGTGGAAGCTGGGTGAGCGGTCGAAGAATGACCCCACACCCTGGATGTGGTGGGAGGCGGATGCGGTGCCGTTGCGCCGGGGTTGGTTGCTGGATTTGGACATGGCGCATGTTTTGAGCAAGAAGCCGTTCAGCGGTCACGTCGTGGAAGGCATGGGGCACATGAACGGCGTGGGCATCTATCCGGCGGACGTGCGATTGCACTCGTCGAATGCCATGCTGTGCATGAAGACGCCATGGGACGTGGCGATGAAGAAGGAGACGGCGGCCAAGACGAACGCGATCAACCACCTGATTTTGCACGTCTGGAACGTGCACAACGGTGTGGCGGTGAACAGTCCCGAGGGCGCACCGCTCACGGTGAAGAACAAGAAGGAACTGGCGAAGTGGATCACGCCAGCGGCGGCGTTGCTGCATCGGTGCAAGGATGGTTCCGTAGCGGACGTGTTGCTCAAATGAACGGCTTTGACTTTCTCCTGCGGATGATTGAACGGCGGCGCGCGGTGCGGATCACGCCCCCGCCGGTCCGGCGCGACATCACGCTGATGCAGTGGCGCGAGAAGCCTGAACTGGTCCAGGCGGCGGCGCGCGTGCTGGCGGACCCGCATTGCCGGCTGATGCTGGAGGTGCTCATCAACGAGTCGCCGGTGAATTACCATGACTCGGCGAGCAACGCGGAACGGGTGCTGGGCCGGATCGAGGGCTACAACCTGGCGTTGAACAACCTCGCGGCCATGGCGTCATCGCCGGGCGAGCGGGTCACTTTGGAAGCGACTTTTGAACCGGAGAAGAATCCTACACCATGAGCACTGAAGCAGCACCTACAGCAGAGTTTGGACAGACGATCGGCGACGCGGACACGGGCGGTTTCCTGTCCCGAATGGTAGCGGCGTCCAAGCCGGTCGATACATCCCCTGCCCCGGTCGTGCCGGATGGTGTCAAGCCGGCGGCACCGGCGGCGCCAATGAAGCCTGTTGAACCGCCGAAGCCTGCGGAACCGGCCAAACCCGTGGTGGATGACGAGTTTCCGCCCGAGGTGAAGAGCCCGAAGGCGCGCGAGGACTGGAAGGCGCTCAAGGCGTCACGGGCAGACGCGCAGCGGCTAGCGGACGAGTACAAGGCCAAGGTGGTGGAGTACGAGCAGAAGCTGGCGAAGCAGGTGGCCCCGACGGTGCCTGAAGAAGTGACGAATCGCATTGCCGAACTCGAGCGCGAACGCGACGAGTACAGCGAGAAGTTGAAGTTGGTGGATGTGGAGCAGCATCCCAAGTTCAAGGCGTATTTCGATGGCAAGACCCAGCAGCTTACCGAGGCGGCCAAGACCATTGTGGGGGCCGAGCACGTGGCGAAGGTCGAGCGCATCATGAAGCTGTCGGACCCGGATGCCCGGACGCAGGCCCTGGACGATCTGATGTTGGAGCTGAGCCCGGCGAAGCAGACGCGGCTGGGCGCGGTAGTGGCTTCCTTGGAGACGTTGCAGCAGGAGCGGGCGGCGGAGATTGGGAACGCCAAGACGCGCTGGGAACAGCTGCAGCAGGAGTCGAAGGCCCAGCAGCAAGCGGGCGTGGCGGCCAAGCTGGCGCAGGCGGACCGGCTGGTGGCAGCGGCGGCCGAGATGGAGGCATTCAAAGCCGGCGATAAGGCGGACGCGGCGCGGTTGCAGCAGATCGAGACGTACAAGGGTTTCGTGCGCGGGGCCGTGACCGGTCAACTCAGCGAGCAGGATGCGCAATTCATGCCGCTGGCGGCCGTGGAAGGGTTGCACCTGAAGACGCACGTGCTGCCGGCGTTGACGAAGGAACTGGCGGACCTGAAGGCGCAGTTGGAACCGTATCTGAAGGCCCAGCAGCGGCCCAGCGCGGGCGGAAACCGGACGCCAGAGGGCGCGCAGCCCAAGAGTTTCCTGGGGATTTTGTCCCAGGCGACGAATCAGGGTTGACAGTTTGTAGCCGTTGGTGTTCCTTTGTAGCGTAGTTGGAACGGTCGAAGTACGGATGTGTTGACGCCCTGCATCCGGGCACGGAACGACTACTGGCAGCAGCAGAAGCCCCGCCGAGGCTGCCACGGCGGGCGAAGGCTCAAGCCGAACTGGCCAATCGGGAAGAACATAGCGACCTGTCCGCGCCGTGTGGTGCGGGGTGCAGGGAGCAATTTTCAACCTGTTTGACCTATGAGCTGTCCGATCGCATTTGATTCACTCCCCCTAGCGACCGAGTACCTGTCTGACGACCTGTACAAGCGCGCTTACCCCCAGTCCGTGTTCATGAACCTCGTGCCGCGCACGGAGTTCATCCGCAACAAGGGTGTCACCCAAACCTCGTTCCAGCTTGGCCGTTCGCTGCCGACGCAGGATGAACCCGCGTGGACCGCCGTTTCCTTGAATGACGTTGGTTCCACCATCTGCCAGAACAACTACAACGACGTTCAGGTGGGTTTCGACGCCACCACGTTCAGCCCGGAGAAGTACCAGCTCGCCGGCCCGATTCTCTGCCAGGACTCGCTGATCTACGAGCACAACCCCGAGCAGTTCTGGGCCGGCTACATCAACGCCCTGTCCAAGAACTCGGCGCAGGTGCTGGAGAACAACCTGCTGGCGCACTACATCCAGAACTCGGACAAGGCGGTGGCGACCGCGGCCTACCCGCGCTATCAGCAGTCCACGCTGGTCATGGCGGCGGCCACGAGCGAGCTGACCCAGGACATGCTGGACATCACGGCGATCGAACTCAACCAGGATGGTGCCAATGTGCCGAACTCGGATGGGTTCCTCACCCTTGGCGATCAGGGGCCGATCTACACCCTGCTCATCGGCCAGCGGGCGAGCCGCCGGTTGTTCAAGAACAACGCCGAGGTGCGTTCCGACGTGCGCTATGCGCAGATGGGCGAGGGCGACGGCGCGACGCTGCTCAAGCGCATGGGTGCGGCCACCACGCTAGGCTCGTTCCGCCATCTGGTGACCCTGTTCCCCCCGCGCTATACCTACGCGACCGGCACCTACACCCGCGTGAATACGTGGGAGATGGTGGCGGGCACCAAGGGCTACAAAGCCCAAGTCACCAACGCCTACAAGCACGCCCCGTTCGAGGGAGCCCTCGTGCTGCATCCGTGGGTGCAGAAGGAGCACATCGTGCGGCCGGTCAACAAGCTCAACAGCATGACATGGATGCCCAAGGACTACATGGGCAACTGGGTGTGGGTGACCGGCGCGAAGGAGATTCAGGCGGATACGTCCTGCCTCGATCCGATGAAGAAGTACGGCCGGCACTTCGCCGAGTACGACCACGCCATCGAGAAAATCTATGGCGAGTTCGGGCGCACGATCATCTTCGCGCGTTGCGATGGCGACACCGAGACGGCGCTGTGCAGCTAATCGGGTAGCGGTTTGTAACCGGGGCGGTGCGGCCACAACCGCACCGCCCCACAACTCTTCAAATTTTTATGGGCATACTGGGCAGCTTCAAACCGACCACCACGAATTCGCAGTGGGACCTGTTATTTATCATCGCCCAGTTGCAGCGCCAGGCCATGGGTGGGGCGGGATGCGTGAGCATCATCGACACCACGGCCAAAACCGGCGTCTGGTCCAGCGTGCAATGCGTGACGGACACGGTGTTCGCCACGTTGACCGATTCAGGGGACACGGGGGGATCACTGGCGGGCCTGACCATCCCGGCGGGCATGACGCTCTACGGGAATTTCACGGCCATCACACTTACCAGCGGAGCAGTGCGAGCCTACAACGCGCGATGAGCCTGGGCATGGGAATGCAGTTGACGAAGCAATTCCGCAGCGGAGTGGGCGGCGGCGGATCGGTGTATCCAAAACTGTTGCAGGAGGATGGTTTCCGAATTCTGACGGAGGACGGGAATAACCTGGCAGCGGAGGGGCCTGATAATCCGACGATTGTTGATCTGCCGTGCGTGCTTTGGGTCACCGCAAAGTCAGGTACGTTCAATCACACCGGGGCCGGTGAGACGATTGCACCGCTGCCAAACCTGGCACCAGACCATAGCGAGCAGTTGGTGGCCAATGACTCATCGGTGCCGCCTTACGCCACTTACACGCCGGACACTTGGTTCGGGGCAAGGGTGACGTTCGCGGATCGGTTTGGTCATGACGATCTGGACCGTCGGCTGGTATTCGCACCGGAATTGTCGTTTCCAGCCAGGGAACCAGAAGCACCGGATGGCCAGATTATTGGGGTGGCCTACTTTGCGGTGGTGACGTTGGATTATGCTTATTTTGCTGATGCTGACGTTGGAATGATCCATGTGGAACGGTTCACGGACCCGATAATTTACCCAGATCATCCCGACCGGCTGCTTTTCACGGTGGATGACCCTGTGGTGGGCCAAGCGATCGAGCCGGACATTCCGTGGGATGACCGGCCATCAAATACCCCGATTCCGTCGCGCGCACTGCTGGAGTACCGTTTGGTTCTGGATTCAGGTTCGGGATATTTCTATCAGAAGTTGTATTTGAACTCGGTCTTGTTGGAGAGCAAGCAGGTTACGGCAGATCCTCCGATTACACCGGTAACAGTGAGGACCATGAACCAGTTTGGATACCAGTTCCTGGGCGATGTGTACGAAGCGAGATGCTACAGCGAATCCCTTTCAGATGCGGACTACCTATCGGTACGCCGCGAGATGTGTGTGAATTACGGCCTGCCTTTTGTTGCAATTTTATGAAGAAAATCACTTCCATTTTCATCGTGTTGGCCGGGTTGATTTGTGCCGGACTGGGGGCCGGCGCGGATAAGCCGATTTCCGGGCTGTCTTCATATGTGGGCCAGCCGGGGACTAACGATCTGATTCCATTCGTGAACCGGGCGAACGTGACGCAAAGCACTAACGGTTCCACAATGAGCATGACGTGGAGCAATGTGGTATGGTCGATGAGCCAGTACCCGGCGCAGACCCTGGTGCTGACGAACGGGGCGAAGATCATTCCCGGCGGCGGTGGGCGGTTGAGCGTGTACGACACCAACGGGAACGCGATGATCAATATTGCGCCCTACTCCTACACCGAGGTGAAATACACGGATGCGACGAGCGGGGATTCCTTGGGAGTGAGGATCAATACCAACGGGTTCAACATCACCGGGACTGTGGGGTATACGACGTACAGCGGGGGTTTCAGCAACAACCAGTGGTATGGATCGTTCAATACGAACAGCACGGTGGGGACCAACGTGCTTAATGATATAATCAGCTTTGGGTCTCGCTGGAGGACTATTTACCAGACCGGCCCGTTCAGAGTGACGCCGGTCACTGTTACTGCATCAACCAACTTGATTGCCACGGTGCCGGTGCCGCCGCTTCGGTCGCCTTACGCACAACTATTCATCAGCCACTTTGCCTCACGGACGAATGCGACGGCCCAGTGTATATGGACGGTTGAGATCAGGGCAAATGCGACGAATGGTACGATTGTTGCGTCTTACCAGATACTCAATTCCGGAACCATATTTACCTCAACGCAAACTGCATCTGCGGCAGGTGTTTTGATTCCGTTTTTGAATTGCAACAGCTACACTAACCAGACGGTCGCCGGGAACAATTCAATTACTGCTACCGCGCCGACGGAACTAGGCTGGAATACGCAGGCGAGCACCAATGTGCTTTACGTGATGTTGTCGAGTTCGTCAGCCGTCGGAGCAGCACCTCTGAATTTCAATAACTTGTTAATCGTTGCGAGGGAGTGACGACACGATTGTAAGACGTATGCCAGACCGCACCAAATCACTGCTGGAGGAAGCCCGCAAATGGGTGGTGGTGGGCTTGCTGGGGCTCATGGTCGCGGGCGGAAAGAGCGTGATGCGGGACGCGGCCACGGAGGCCATTGCCCCGCTCAGGGAGCAGATTCGGCAGTTGGAGATCAAGGTGGCAAAGCTGGAGGCCGGGGCGGAACGAAGATTTCAGGAAAGGTAACAAATATATGAACAACACGAAGCCGATCTGGCAAAGCAAGACGATTTGGGCGCTGATCTTCAGCATGGCGGCCCCCTGGCTCAATCAAAAGTTCGGCCTGGTGCTGGATGATGCCGCCCAGCAGGCCGTGCTGGACAAGGTGATTGAAGGGGTCGGGCTGTTGGCTGCGGCATGGGCAAGGCTCCACGCCAAGCAGGAACTGACCGCGCCGGTGGTGAAGCCGGCGGGTTTGGTGCTGCCGTTCGTCCTGGCGTCTGGACTGCTGACCGGGTGCGCGTGGTATCAGGGGCTCTCGCCGGGGGCGCAGACGGCGCTGCAACAGGCGGCCAAGATTGCGCTGTCGTTCGGGGTGCAGGAGCTGGGCCAGAGCGTGAAGGAGGTAAGGCCGTTCGAAGGCAAGCTTCAGGGCATCATCTCGACTACTTTCGCGCAGGTGACGCAGCCGGAGGCCATCGGGCAAACGTTGACGGCACGGGTGCGCGCGGAGATGCCGGAGGAATTGCAGCCGGTGGTGCTGGCGAAGTTCAAGGAGGCGCTGACGAAGAACAACACGACCGCCGGCGGACTGGGGGAGCCAGTGAGTTTCAATCAGCGCATCGCGCGGAGCCTGTAACGCCATGCGAATCATTCCCCGAGATATTGCGGACCGGCTGCTGGATCAGCCGATCATTGCCCAGCGGTTGCTGGCCGGTACGTATGACGAGACGTTCCGGGTGTTTCCCACCATGAGGACCACGGACCAGGTGCTGGTGTTCAGCGTCGGGTTTCTCTCGGCGGTGACCCAGTGGTGGCTCGACCACTTAAAGGTCACGGGGTTCAAGTACCAGCCTGGCAGTGGTGAGTGCGAGGCGGGCGCAAAGAAGTTCATCGGCCAGATTCAGGACATGGTGCAGCCGTTCCGGGGCACCGGAGCGGTGCCGCAGGACACCATCGACCAGGCCAAAGCGGAGGGGCATGACTGTCCGACGCAGCGACTGGGCGACTTCGGCCCGGGTGTGTACGAGGTGCGCGGGCTGATTCCAGCGGGCCTGAGCGTCAACGGGGTGACCGATGGCGGGCATGACACGATTGCCATTCTGGTGGAGCAGCCGGACGGCACGATCGCGGTGATGCTGTGGGAGTGGCAGAACGGGGAGTGGGTTCAGTACGCGGACAAGGTGGTGTCCGGGTTCAACATCATGGATGTGATCGACTCATGAAAACGAAGTTCAACTTGTTGTGTGTCGTGGTGTTGCTGTGGCTGGCCGGGTGTGCCAGCACGCCAACGCAGCCCAGTGGTGTGCCGCCGGGATGGCAGGCGACGCCGAAGCCGCCGGTCCCCTTCTGAATTATGACCATTACCGCTCAAACCGCCATTCAACAGGTCACGGACACGCTTTTTGCGCCCGTGCGTTACACTGGCGCTGGTTCGCCCGAGGGAAGCGTCACGAGCGACCCTGGCTGGCTGTACCGTGACACGACTACGAACCTGCTCTGGTGCAAGGCCAGCGGCAGTGGGAACACGGGCTGGGTGACGAGTGCGCAGCGCAACATCGTGACGTGCGCGGTGCCGACGTTGCTCGGATTCGCCAACGCGACCACGGCGGCGCACACGCTGGGTTACCGGCCGGACAGCATCAACGCCACGCTGCAATGCATCAGCGCGGACCTGAACTATTCCGTGGGTGACGAGATCGAGTGGACGGCTATGGGCATCTCCGCGCCGCCGCTGGTGTGGATGCCGACGACGGCCAACATGACCGTGAACCGGGTGCAGACGTACATCTACCTCCCTGACAAGACCACGGGCACGCCGGCAGTCATCACCGATGCCAAATGGACCTGCAAATTCCGGCTGGCGATGTTTCCGATTACTTGAACCATGATTCGTGACCCCGGCAGAGTGACCGACGGGTTCGCGTCCCTCGAACGGGGCGTGGACAGTGGGCGAAATCCGTCGTTGTTGGGCCGCAACCAGGTGGCATGGGCGGAGAATTGCACGTTTCGTGGCGGGTATCTGGTGCCGCGTCCGGGGTGGCGCAGGCTGGCGTTGCTATCGGCCAGCCAGTCAGTGGATTACACCGTGGCGTTGGCGGAGGGGAAGTTTCAGGGGGCAGAGTTCTACGACGACACGGGAAACAACAAGGGCTACCTGATCTGCCAGGCGGGCGGACGGTTGTTCCGCATTTCACCCGACAACACGGCGGTCGTGCTCGACATCACGCCCACGGGCGACCCGAGTTCCAGCGCGCTGGCCCAGGCGTGGATGGTACAGGCGGAGAACTACATGGTGGTGCAGGATGGGCAGTCGCGGCCCTACATATTTGACGGCACGAACACGCGCCGGGCGGCGGACAACGAGGTGCCGGTGGGCAGCGGCCCGATGGCGTATGGGATGCTGCGGTTGTGGGTGGCCAAGGGGAATGCTTACGTGGCGGGAGACGTGGCTGGCGGCCCCACCAGCGTGGTGAGCTTCACGGAGAACAAGTATCTGGCCGAGGGCGGCGAGTTTGCCCTGCCACTGGCGGCCGGCAACATCACGGCCATGCGGTTCACGGCGACGCCAAACACGGCGTTGGGCCAGGGCGAACTGCTCATCTTCACGCCCGGGGCAGTGTTCAGCAACACGGCTCCGGTGGACCGGGATCTGTGGAAGAATCTCACGCAACCGGTCCAGACCATCACGCTGATCAACAACGGCAGCCAGTCGCAGGCCAGCACGGTACTGGTGAACGGCGACGTGTTCATGCGGTCGCGGGACGGAATCCGCAGCGTGATTCAGGCGGTGCGCTATTTCCAGCAGTGGGGCAACACACCGTTGAGCAAGGAGATGACGCGGGTAATTGCCCGGGACTCGGTGGGCCTGTTGAACTTCTGTTCAGCCGTGGAGTTCGACAACCGGATGCTGATGACGTGCCGGCCCGAGCCGCTGCCGAACGGGGCGTATCATGGCGGGGTGATCGCACTGGATTTCGACCTGGTGACCAGCATGGGGGACAAATCACCGCCGGCCTATGATGGGGTGTGGACGGGGCCGCAGATTTACCAGTTGGTGAAAGGCCGGTTCGGGGGCGTGGAACGGTGCTTTGCCTTTGCCCGGAGCAAGGTGGACGGGTACTTGGCAAACGTCATCGTGACGGATCACGGCAGCGGGTACACGGAACAGCCGGATGTGATTTTCACTGGTGGGGGCGGCATGGGGGCGATTGCTTCGGCGCATGTCGAGGTGAATACGTTCAGTGTCGCCGTGGCCGGGACTGGTTACGTGGTGGGTGACATGCTGGCGTGCCACACGGTGAACCACACGCCAACGGCCGTAGTCACAGCGGTGAACGGCTCTGGCGGGGTTACGGCGGTGCAACTGGTGACCCGTGGCGATGACACGTACATTCCCGCCAACCCGCTGATTCCATCAACGGGATCGGGCACGGGCTGTCGGCTGAATGCCACATGGCGTATCAAGTCCGTGGCGGTGATCATCAAGGGCGAAGGCTACACGAGCGCGCCGGCGGTGAGTTTCAGTGCGGGCAATGCCAAGGCCGTGGCGTCGATTGATTTCCGCATGGAGTTGTGGGAGCTGACGCGGGACGCGCAGTTTGACTACGATCTGGATGGGGACGGAAACCCGGTCGAGCAGCGCATCAACTGGTTTTTCGAGTCGCCAAGCTACGGTTTCAATGGGCAGTCCAGCAACGCATCCGAGATGAAGCGTCTGGAGACAGGCGACCTGTGGGTGGACCGGATCAGCGGCACCGTGGCGTTCCAGTTGCGCTATCGGCCGGACCAGTATCCGTGCTGGAATCCGTGGTACGCATGGGAGGCATGTGCGGAGAAGTGCATCACGTTCGATGAGACCGGCTGCACGTTCACGGCGTTTGAATCGCAGTATCGTCCCAGAATGATATTGCCACAGCCCCCCGAATTGGACGAACCTGTTGTAGCCAAAAGCATGCGGACCGGTTACGAATTTAGCGTGCGACTGGACGGGCAAGGACCGTGCCGGATCAAGCTGCTGCGGTTGCACGCGAAGCAACTGGAGGAAGCGGTGGCCAGTCCGGTGGTGGAAGTGACGGAATCAACATGTGGGAAACTTACCTGCGAGTGCGGAAGCTGACGTATGGCGTGCAACAGTTACAGCAACGGATCGAATCCCCAGGTGGTGTTCGCCATGGGAACGCTGCCGGAGGGTTTCTGTCCGGCCACCTATCAGGCGATGTTCAATGCCATCGCGGTGTATTTGCAGGGCTCGCTGCCTACGGATTTCAGCACGTTTCTGATCAAGGATTCGGAACCGGACCCGACCGACCGGGATAAGCTTTGGGTGCAGGTCAACCCGGTCAACTGCGATCCGGTGGGGTTCTACCTCTACAACACCGGGTACGCGGCCTGGTTGCCGGTTTCGAACACGGTGTGGAACGGGGACGCAGCGGGGACGGCCAACGCCCTGACCGTGACGTTTTCGCCCACGCTCAAGTACCTGAGCGACGGGCATCTGTTCATTGTGAAGGCGGCGGCCACCGTGAACAACGGAGCCGTCACGCTGACGCCGTTGAACCTCGGCACCAAGGATGTCACCAAGCAGGGCGGCCAACCGCTGACTGGTGGCGAGATTGCGCCGAATGCGCTGCTGCTGCTCACCTACCGGAATGGGACCGATGATTTCGAGCTGCTGAATCCTTCGCCGGCCCAGGCGGAAATCACGCCGATCAACCGGATCATCAACGGGTCATTTGAGACAGACCGGGATAACGATGGGGTGCCGGATGGATGGACGTTCACCGGGCCGGCCGCTGGCAGCATCAGCACCACCGTGGTGGGCCACGGGGCACGATCGTACTCGATCAACGGCGCGCTGAACAAGACCGGCACGATTGCGATGACGGACTTGCAACCGTGCAAGGGCAATGACCTGTACACCGACGGCGAGATGATGGTGCTCAACTTCTGGCACTACGTCACGGTCGCGGCCAACGACGATAGTGTGACCGTGGAGTGGTACGACAAGGCCGGGGCCTCGCTCGGGGCGGCGGCCACCATCTGGAATTGGAACACGGCGGCCGTAGCCAACCAGTGGCATCGAGTCTATGCGTCGATGGTTCCGGCGACGGGGGCGAGATTTTTCAAGCTGCGGTTCATTGGCAACACGACCGGCGGCGGAACGGGCGTGAGCTACTTCGATGGCATCGCCGTGGACACGGTGACGTTCAAGCGCAAGTGCGAGTTCCATTACAGTGGCGCGGCGTCGGTGGCTAGGTATGCGTGGCAGGCCCCGTCGGGGACGACGATGGTGCGGGTTACTGCGGTAGGGGGCGGCGGCGGGGCGGCCAATGTGGCGGGGACCAATGGCGCTGGTGGCGGTGGAGCGGGCGGTACAGTCATCGCCTTGGTGCCGGTCACGCCTCTGACCCGTTACCAAGTGTCCGTCGGGGCGGCTGGAACGCACGGGGCCACGGGCACGAATGGCGGGAATTCCACTTTCGACGCGGCGGGGGTGAATGCTTATGGGGCTGGCGGCCAGGGCGGCGGCAGCGGCGGCAGTGCAGTGAATCCCGGGACCGGTGGCAGCGGCAGCGTTGGTACTGGAGTTGGCTGGGTGTTCAACGGTGGCGATGGGGAAGCCGGCGGAACCGGATCAGACGGTGGCGACGGTGGCAACGGCTATGGCGGAGGCGGTCTGGGCCGCACTGTGGTGGCTGGGGCCGGAGTGGGCGGCAATGGAAGTCTTTATGGTGGCGGCGGTGGCGGCGGGTACAACGGCAGCAATGGCGGCGACGGGGCTGCCGGATATGTCTGCATCGAATACTGAACCATGTCCTGTAACAACTTCACCGCAGGTAACGGAGCACCAGTGGCATTCACCCTGGGCAGCGTGACGATTCCCGGGTGCGCGCCATCGAGCCAGGTACAAGCGTTGGCGGCAGCGATCATCAGCGCGTTGACCGGTCAGTTGCCGGGCAACTTTGGGACGTTCAACATCGGGTCGGAACTGCCCACGCCGGAGAACCGGGATAAACTCTGGTATCGCGTGGACAGCGACTGCAATCCGATGGGCTGGTATCTGTGGACGGGCGCGGCGTGGACCCGGGCAATTCCGCTCGGGAGCAGCGTCGGGGCCGTGGAGCATTACTGGGATGCGTCACTGGCATCTCTCACGCCAGCCGAGGCCAAGGCTGCCATCAGTTTCCGGGACACGGGAGATGCCTACCCTGGCGCACCTTCCACCACGACGCACGCGACGCCGTTCTGGTGGCTGTGCGATGGCACCAACACGCCACAAGGCGACACGACGCCGGACCTGATGGGCCGGGTGATCGTCGGGGCCGGCAATGGCACCAGCCTGACGGTGCGCGCCCAGGGTGCAACCGGTGGCGAGGAGACGCATGTGCTGGCGGTGGCGGAGATCCCAGCGCACACGCATGATGTTCACACTGGCGTTGGGGTCGGCACTCCCAACCTGGTGTCCAGCGGGAGCAATGGCAGCGTCACGGCGGAGATCGCTGCCGCAGCCACCGCCACGGGCGGCGGACTGGCGCACCAGAACATGCCGCCGTTCAACTGCATCTATCCCGTCATCCGCACATCGAGGACCATCTGATGAAACTGATTCTCAGCCAGATCAAGACGCCGTGCGCGAAGATGCTGCCGGGCATGACACCCGGGGATGCCCGGCTGGTGGACTACATCAACGAGGCGTGCGAGCGGTTGCTGTGGAAAGGCAAATGGCCGAACTGCTACGGCAGCTTCAGCATCGCCGCAAGCAACGGGCGCATCGTGTGGCCTCGCCAGATCGAAACCATCGAACGCTGGGCCAACAACTGCACGCCGGGCACGGTGCAGAACGACTGGTATCAGTGGATCGACACGGGCTGGGGCCTGCGGGACGAGCACAGCGGGTACGACGGACTGACCTTGATGGACCAGGGCACGGACTGCGTGTTCGCCAACGTGAGCGTGCAGCCGGGCACGACGTTGAAGATTCGCAGCAGCGTGAGTTCCGACATCAGCCCTGACCGGGTGCTGATTCAGGGGATGGATTCGCAGGGGAACTGGGTGCGGACGCTGGACGCCGGGGTGTACGTCGATGGTGAGTACGTGACGCTCAACGGCACCAACTACATGAGCACGGTGACGAACTTCTCGCGCGTCACTGGCATTCAGAAGCCGGCCACGGATGGTTTCGTGAGCTTGTACGAGGTGGACCCGGTGACTGGATACTTGAACCGGCTGGGCTACTATGAGCCATCGGAGACGGTGCCGAACTATCGCGTGTCACTGGTGCCCGGCGTGAATTCGGACACGGTGCCCATTTACGTCAACGTCATGGCGAAGCTGCGGTTCATCCGGGCGAGCGTGGGGACGGATTACGTGCTGCCGCCGAACCTCGGGGCCATCAAGCTGATGATCGCGGCCATCTACAAGGAGGAGAACAACCTGTTGCAGGAGGCAGTCGGGTACGAGGCGCGTGCGCTGGCGTTGTTGAACGAGCAGTTGAACCACTACATCGGCGACGGGGCGGCGCTGGTGGTGCAGAACGACAACCTGGCCCCGGAAATGCCGGTCGTGATTTGAGAAAGGCCAATTTATGCCAGACGCATCAGGAGCACTAAGCGGAGCCGGCAGCGGCGCGATTGCAGGTTCAGTCTTTGGCCCAGTCGGCACCGTCGTGGGCGGCGCGGTAGGCTTGCTGGGAGGACTGTTGAGCAGCGGCAAGAAGCCGGTCGTGCCGGCGTTCAACCCGGTGAATCTGGATACCGAGCAGCAGAAGGCCATCGCTGGCAACCAGAAGAACTTTGCTGCGGCTGGTGACCTCGCCACGCAGACGAACACGTTCAACCAAAGCGAACTGTCGAGGATGCTGCGGGCGGCCATTCCCAATTACGACGCACTGGTGGGCAAGCAAGGGGAAGTGGTTGGCTCGATGTTGAGCGGGCAGTTGTCGCCGGACGTGATCGCGCAGATCCAGCGCAACGCAGCCGAGCGGGCCGGGTCGGGCGGTTACGGCAACACGGCCATGTCGCGCAACCTTGAAGCCCGTGACCTCGGGTTGACCAGCCTGCAACTCCAGACGCAGGGCCTGAGTGCGGCCGAGCGGTGGATGCAGAGCACCAAGCAACTGGCGGTGCCCGGTCAAATGGACGTGGCCAGCATGTTCCTCTCGCCGTCGCAGCGGGTGGCCGCGACCGTGGCGAACAACACGGGCCAGTACAACCGCGACCTGTACGCCAACACGGTGGCAGCGGCCCCGGACCCGACCATGAAGGCGATTGGCTCATTCCTGACTCAAGCCGGCGGACTGGCAGTGGGTTACGGCATGAGCAATTCTTTCACGCCTGCCGGTACGTCCACTGGCGGAGTGGGGGCCAGCAACAGCATTTTCAGCCCGATGCTCCAGCCCCTTACCCAGCCCGACCTCCGGGCTTAACCTTATGCAAGACCTACCACCATGGCTCACGGGGGAAGCTGATCGCGGATTTCTCGCGGGAGTCAACACTGGCATCTCAGCGGCGCGCACGAGCACGGAAATTGCCGGGGCACGTCAGCAGATGGCGCAGGGCGCGGAGTTGCAGCCGTTCAAGGTGGCGGCGGCGGACATCGGAAACCGGCTCCAGCGGCAGTCGCTGGACCTGGGCGCGGCCATGTTCCCGCTTCAGGTGCAGCAGTTGGAACTGGCGAACAAGGCCAAGGGCGTGCAGATCGTTGGCGAGGGGCTGTCGAACCAGATCAAGTCCGACGAGCTGGGCGACGCGGCGGAACTCGCCAAGACGCAGGCCGCCTGGCAGCGCGGGGAGAATTACAGCCCGGTGTTCAGCACCAAGACCGGGCTCGCGGCGCATGAGATGTGGAAGGGTAGCCTCGACCTGGAGAAAGCCAACCGGGCGGAGTGGGCGGCATTCACCACTGGCATGGCTGAGGTTGCCACGCTGAACCCGGCGTTGGTCCCGACGCTCAAGGAATCTCTCAAGGACGGGAAGCCCACGAGCGTTACTTTTGCGTTGCTGGACCAGAACCTGCCAGTGTTGCGCCAGCAGAAGGCCGAGCAGGACCGGGCGAACAAGCTGGCGTTGTTCACGGACGAGCAGAAGGCCATCACCGATCGCCAGAAGGCCGTGGTGGACGAGAAGGGACTGTACCAACTCCTGCGCGGCCCCAATGGCAAGCCAGCGGAAACGGAGCAGGAGTACATCAACAAGCGCATCGAGCAGCACATGCGCCAGAATCCGAACCTCACCACGGCGCAGGCTGTGGACGAACTGCGTTACGCTTTCAAGCTGGCGGCCGACCCGGAAAATGCCGGGGATGCACCGCCCGAGGTGCCCCGGACCAAGGACACGACGCCGGCCGCGAAAACGCAGCGGGCACGGGACTTGTTCCAAGCCGAGATCAAGGCCACCGCGAACGCCAACAAGCCCGGCGTGGACGAGGAAACCAAGCGCGTCAACAACGCGGCGGCGGTCCGGTTCCGCTCCGAGCGTCTGCAGATCGAGGAAGAATTGAAGCAGGGAGCGAAGCCGAAACCACCGGAGAAGCCCGCCACTGGCGCGTCCCGGTTCACTGTCGAAGTCGTGAAGTGATTCCATGCCCTCCTACATCGTCACCGATTCGGCCACGGGCCGGAAGCTGAAGCTGACTGGCGACTCGCCCCCGACCGAGGCTGAGTTGGCGGACATCTTCAAGGCGCAAACGCCAGTGGATGCGCCCACGCCGGCAGCGGCGGCCCCAGTCGATGCCGTGGACCACGAGGAGCGCCCCGCCGCTGTTGACCCGCTGTTCCACGCCGAGATGAGTTCCGCGCCGACTGCTGGCGAGGGAGCATGGGCTGGTTTCAAGAAGGCATTGCGTGAGACGGCCAACGGAACGGTCGCCAAGACGCTACTCGACCCCATGCTGGCGTTGAAGGTGAGCACATTGCCGCTGCGTATGGCCCAGGACGTGTATCGTGGCGCGCGTTACGGCGGTGCACCCGTGGAAGATCCCGAGGTGGCGAAGATTAAGGCCGAGGACCAGGCCGTGCGCGATGAACGCGGGCTGGCCGGGGTGTATGATCGTGCGCTGCCACCGGTCACCGCCGAGGACGTGGCCAGCGTGGACCCGAAACTGCAGCCGCTGGAGTCTGCCCTTGGCGCAGTCAGCAACACGGCACGGGGCTTGCCGCGCTTCTTCCTGACGGGCCCCGGGATTCTGACCCTGGCAGGCGGGGCTGGCTTTGGCGCGGGTACAGGCGCATTTGCTCGAGTCTTGGCGGGCAGCGAATCCACCGGGGCGGCACTCCAAGCGGAATTGGCCACGGCGGCGCAGGCTGAGGTACTTTCACACGCGGCCGGACGGGCGGTTGCTGGCGGTTTCACGGCGGACATGGCCAGCGGGTTGCCGGATCAACTGGCGGAATCCAGCACGGTACTGGCCGACCCGAACGCCAGCGCGCTGGACAAGTTCACGGCGGCGATCGGCCCATACGTGACGGCCAGCATGGTGGCAGCGACGGCCAAGCACGCCGGGACGCCAGCGGAAGCGCCCACTGTGGCGAAGGTGGCGGGGGACATGCTGAATGCGGCGGTGAATGACCCGCACATTGGCGCGCTGCTGGAGCAGGCTGGCCGTGACATGGTGGATCAGCATCAGCCCCGTGTGGAACAGGTCGTGGCGTTGCGAACGGCGGCCCAGGCCAATTTCCAAGCGGGCAACATGGCCACCTTTGCCGCGCTCAAGGCTAAGGCTGCCGAGGTGGCGACGCAACCGCTGGAGACCACCAAGAACGAGTCCGGCCAGGACGTACTGGTGAATCCCGACACGGGCACCACTGAATTTCCAGCGCCGCAACCGACCCCGGAAGCAGCGCCAGCGGCGGAGGTTGTGCCGGCGACCCCGGACAAGGCCGAAACCGTTCCCCCTTCGCCACCGCCGGCGACCACCGCACCTGAACCCGCAAAGGCTGCTCCAGCCGAGGTGGTTGCTTTTCCTCCCGCTGAACCTGCCAATCAACCGGCGGTGGCAAATTCTCCGACAAGTGAGTTCATTCATTCAGTCCTGAACCCGGAAACCAATGTCCGGGCTGACGTGAAGGAAAGGGCCGATGGTAAGTTTGCGGTCACGCTTCTGGATGTTGATTCTGGCGAGCGATTCCCGGTGGTTCAGATTTTCCCGAAACTGAAGGATGCACAGCAGTACGCAGACGCCATCGCGTTTGGAAAGAATCCTCCACCACTGGCAGCGAATCCGTCTCCAATCCCGACTCTGCCCAATGATCTAGCCAGAATCGTAGCTGCCGATTCCGCGCCCGAGGTGTTTAAGCAGCACACCGCGTCGCACTTTGGATCATCGGCGGCGGATGATGCCCCATCTGTTCGGGATAACAGCGAGCACGCTCAACAGATGCTGGCCAAAGCCAAGGCCAAGGCCGCATCCGAAGGGTGGGACTGGGAAGCGGTGAAGCAGAAAGCCCGCGAACAGCTTGGTCTGAACGAGGACTTCTTTAAGCCCGGTTCCACTGAGGCCAATCTGGCGGAAACTCTGAAAAAGGAAGCGGCGGACAGGGCGAAACGGCAAGCGTTAGCCGATGAACAGTTGGGCCTCAAGACCGAGTCCAAGACTGATCGCCAGAACGCATTCCTGGAGCGTACCCGTCAACTGCGGGCGGACCGTGAAGCCAAGGTTCAAGTCGTGGTAGATGCTGCTGGCGATGCCGGCGCGGTGGAGTTGACCAGCAAGGATTCGCCAACGAGCAAGCTTCTGGTGACCCCAGAACCATCGGAACCCGGCAAGTGGCGGGTCACGCGCATCGACGAGCATGGTCCTGTGGGCCACAACGTGTTCGATGACCGTGACGCAGCGGTGCGCGCTGCCGCTGGCGAGTCCGGAACGGAGAAGGTAAAAGGACCATCCTACTACCGGGCTGGGGATTTCACCGTCACACGGGTTCGCCCTCTACCTGGTGAAAAGCCTGCCGCCGTCGAGAAAGCGGTTGTTCCTGAATCTATCAAGGCACCCGAAACCGCCGCGCAACTGGTGGATGAGCCCGTGCCGGCGATTCCATCCAGCGAAATTGCCACGCGGCCGGACCTGATGCAGTTCAAGCACATGGAGGATTCCGCCACTGGCATAAACACCACGGACAAGCTGGATGGAAAATGGGATGACCGGAAGGCGGGGGTGTTGCTGCTGTGGGAACCGTTGAGTCCGCAAGCGCATGGACTTTCTGAGGGTCAGAAGTACATTGTCGCCAATGGTCACCATCGGTTTGAATTTGGTCAACGCGCGGGGCGTAAGGGTTACAATGCCCAGGTTCTGCGTGAGGCGGACGGCTACAGCGCAGCCGACGCCCGGACCATCGCGGCCGAGGTGAACATTGCGGACGGGAAAGGCACGATCTATGACCAAGCAAAATTCTTCCGAAACACGGCAGCAACACATGGAGCGGATGAATCGGTGGCAACGGGAAGACGCATTGGCTCTCGCGGCCGGGCGGCTGAAGACATCGGAATCAAGGCCAGCGATGATCTCTTTACCAGTTTCATCAACGAGCAAATCAGCCCCGAAGCCACCCGCGCGATAGCCAACGCGGCCCCCGGAGACGCCAACGCGCAACGCATTGGCATCAAGTTCGCGCTGGAGGGCAAGAGCCCGGACTTCCTCACCAACGTAATCAAGGCCAGCCAGGCAGAGTCCGGGCAACGGGCGCAGTCGCTGGATCTGTTCGGGGCCGACGATTCAGCCATGAAGACGATGGCCGAGCAGGCCAAGCGGGCGAGCGAGTTCCAGAAGGAAATCCGTGACCGGATCAGCGTGCTGCGGGCCGGGCGCAAGGTCGAGATTGCCAAAAGTGAAGGCATCGACGTGGCGAACCCGGAAGCTATTCCGAAGCGCATTGAGGCGTTGAAGGCGGAACTGGAGCGGTGGCAGAACTGGCCGATGCAGCCCGACCTCGTGGCGAAAGTGCGGGGCGCGCCCGAGCCCAGCGTCCTGACCGCGCCCGAGAGCGTCGCCGAGCAGCAGGCGCGGATGGACCGGGAACAGGCCGCACGCGATGCCGTGGCGGCCAAGGCCAAGGTTGCGGAAGCCGCGGCCAAGCCGTTGACGGGCACGACCGGGGACTTGGGCCAGGGGGACATGTTCCAGCAGCCGGAAGATTTGTTCACGCCACCGACGCCGAAGGCCAGCACTGACATCAACTCTGGTGCATTGGGCAAGTTCGGCATGGGTGGGGCCAAGCCGGGTGAATTCGAGCATGACCAACGCTCCACGATCAGCACCAAGAACGCGGCGGTGGATGCCGAGCGCGTGAAGCGGGGGCTGCCGCCGGCCATGAAAGCCGCGCATCGGGAATGGGGCGGCGTGTGGGATCAGGCCATGGCCACGATCGACCGCGAGCCTGGTGTGCAAGACCGGCTGATTGAAAGCCTCAAGGCCAATCCACGGGCCACGACGGACTTGGAGAATGCCCTGTTGCTGCATCGCCAAATAGAGCTGCAGAACGATTACGCCAAGGCGACGCGCGAGATGGCCCAAGCCTACGAGGATTCCAAGACGTTCCCGAACCGGAAAGCGGAAGTGGAGGAGATGCGCCTGCTCACGGCGGACCTTTCCGACAAGCTGCTGGAACTCTACGACGTGAACAAGGCCGTGGGCAGCGAGACGGGCCGGGGCCTGGCCGCGCGCAAGATGCTGGCCTACGAGGATTTCACCCTGGCGAAGATGGAAGCTGAGAAGCGGGCCGCCCGTGGTGGTGCCCCGCTGTCCGATGCCGAGCGCGAGAACATGGTGAAACTCCAGCAGCGCATCGAGGAGACGCAGGCGGCATTTGATGCGTACCGGGCCAAGACCGAGCAGGAGCGGGCCAACCGTATGACGGACGAGGCCATCGAGGACATGAAGCGGGAGATAGCCAAGCGACCGCCCTACGACTCGCGCATCATCAAGATTGCCGAGGAGATTGTCACCAAGCTGGAGAAGCAGGCCAGCAAGTCAGACGCGGCCATCCGCGAGATGTTGTCACGGGCCAGCTCTGGTCTCGACCCGGAACTGCTTTACCACCTTGGCGTCAAGGGCGCGGCACTGATTGCCCGCAAAGGCTTGGACTTCACCAAATTCAGCTTGGAGATGGTCGAAACCTATGGCGAGAAGGTGAAGCCCTACCTGCAAGCGGCATGGGACAAGGCGAACGTCCACCTGGAGAACGAAGGTGCCAAGTACGGGGACAAGGCCGAGCCCGTGAAGCGGTTGCTGCGGAATCAGGACGAGTCCGGCCGTCGCGAGAACATCATCGAGGGGCTGAAGAAGGCCAAAGCCGAGGACATCCCCCTGAAACTGTCCGGCGACTACATCCGCAAGCTGGCGTTGAGCTTTGTCCGGGGTGGAATCACGGAGCGCGAGGCCCTGGTGGATGCCGTTCACAAGGTCGTGACCGAGGAGGTGGGAATGGACATCACCCGGCGCGAGACGATGGACGCCATCAGCGGTTACGGCAGTTTCAAACCGCTGGACCGCGATGTTGCCAAGGCGACGCTCCGGGATCTGAAGGGCCAGATGCAGCAGGTGGCCAAGCTGGAGGACATTCAGGCCAAGAAACCGCTGCAAAAGACCGGCATCGAGCGCCGGCCACAGAGCGACGAGGAACGGCGGCTGATTCAGCAGGTGAACGAGGCCAAGCGCCGTCATGGCGTGGTCGTGACCGACCCGGCCCGGCAGTTGCGCAGCGCGCTGGACGCGGTAAAGACCCGGCTCAAGAACCAGATTGCCGACCTGGAATTCCAGATCAATTCCAAGGAACGCATCATCAAGAGCAAGACGGATGCGCCGTTCGATGCGGAAAGCCAGTTGATGGAAGCGCGCCGGGACGAGTTGAAACGCCAGTTGGATGACCTGGTGCCGAAGCCGGGCAGGACGGATGAGCAGTTGTTGGCGGCGTCGGTGCGGGCCACGGAACGGCAGATTGCCGATTACGAGCAGCGCATTGCCGCTGGCGAGACGGGCATCAAGAAGTCCAAGCCGACGATCACCAGCCCGGAACTGGACGCGCTCAAGGCCCGGCGTGACGCGGTGCGGACGCAGTGGCAGGAGTTGCGGGAGTTGTCGAACGAGTACCAGCAACAGCAGGCGATGCAGGCGATGGAACGCCAGCGGAGCAGTCTGGAGAAGTCCATTGCCGACAAAGAGCAGGCTTTGAAGGATGGACCGAAACCGGCGACGGACAAGCCGGTGAACCGTCCGGCTGATCCCGTGCTTGAACCGCTGATTCAGAAGCGGGACGAGTTGAACCGCCGGTTGGCGGAAGCGCGTAAGAAGCCCGAGGGCCAGAAAGCTGCGGAAGCGATTGCACGGCAGCTTGAGTCCATGAAGAAGGCCATCGCTGAACGGGAAGCCAAGCTTGCCAGTGGCGACCTGTCCACGAATTCGCCGGCCAAGGTGAACCGCCCCATGGCGTCGCCGGAATTGGAAATGGCCCGCCAGCAACTTGATGAAGTGAACCGCCGGTTGGCGGAAGCGCGTAAGAAGCCCGAGGGCCAGAAAGCTGCGGAAGCGATTGCACGGCAGCTTGAGTCCATGAAGAAGGCCATCGCTGAACGGGAAGCCAAGCTTGCCAGTGGCGACCTGTCCACGAATTCGCCGGCCAAGGTGAACCGCCCCATGGCGTCGCCGGAATTGGAAATGGCCCGCCAGCAACTTGATGAAGTGAACCGCCGGTTGGCGGAAGCGCGTAAGGGGCCGGTAAAGACTGCCGAGGAGCGCCAGTTGGCATCCTTGAAAACTCGCCTCACTAATCTTGCCGCTGATTACGCCGAACGCCTGGCGAACAAGGACTTCGAACCGCGCCAACGCAAGGTCGTGAAGCTGGACCCCGAGGCGGAACGGCTCCGGGCCGATGCCGAGCGGGCCAAGGGCGAGTGGCGCAAGGGGCTGTTGCTCGACCGGCTCGCCAATCGCACGGCGGCGGAAAAGACCATGGATGCGGCTGTGCGCTGGCACCGGGCGGCCATCCTGTCGTCGCCAGCGGTCATCGCCAAGCTCACGTCGGCCGCCATCTACCGCACCGCGTTCATGCCCATGGAGGAAGCCGTCAAGGCAGCGTGGGCCAAGGCATTGCCCGCGCTGGCGGATCGTGCTCCGCGCCAAGGTGGACTGATGTTGAGCGCCGAGGTGAAGGCGCTGTCCGAGGGCATCACCACTGGCATGAAGGACGCTTGGGACATGCTGCGGACGGGGGAAAGCAATCTCGACCTCGCTTTCGGCAAGGGCAAAGACCCCGCCGGCATTGGCGAGTCTTCCGTGCTGCCCAAGACCTGGCTGGATTTCTTCGGCCATCTCCACGGCGCGTTGAAGGCCCCCGTCAAGCGCGCGGAGTGGGCGCGCAGCATGGAGCAGCGGATGCAGTGGAACGCGGCCCAAGGCGTGGATGTGTCCGACCCTGGCGTTCAAATGCGTCTTGGCGTCGAAGCCTACAAGGACGCGCAGCGGGCCATCTTCCTGCAAGACAACCGCGTGGTGGACGTGTACAAGGCCGCGCTCCGGCGCATGGAGGACAAGGACAAGACCACGGGCAAGACGCCGCTCCGGTGGAAGGCTGCGGCCACGGCTGCGCGCCTCATGCTTCCAATCGTGAAGGTGCCCAGCAACATCGTTGGTGAAGCACTGGAAACCGCCACGGGCTTGCTGACGGGCGGCACCAAGGCAGCGCAGGCTTACCGGCGCGGCGTGGAATCGCTCAAGCCCCAGGAAGCGGATGACATCATGCGCCAGCTTAGCAAGGGGTCACTGGGTGGCGCGCTGCTGCTGCTGGGCTTCTACACCGCCGGCAACTGGGGCGGGTTCTACGTCCATGGCGAGAAGCGCAAGGCGGATGATCTCAAGCCGGGCACGGCCAAACTCGACGGGGTGAACGTGGACAAGAACCTGTTGCACTATCCCTTGATGGACGTGGTGCAGATGGGTGCCACTGTGGCGCGTGTCGCTGGTGTGAAGGCCAAGAAGTCTGATGGTGAACCGCAAGGCGTGCCTGCTGGCACGGCGGCGGCGTTGCTCGGGCTCGTAGATGAGTCTCCGTTCGTGCGCGAGGGCATTGGACTGGACAATCTCCGTGACCCGCTCCAGCGCGATCGGTGGCTGGGCGACAAGGCCCGCAGCTTGGCCATCCCGCAGGCGGTGCAATGGACGGCCCGCCAGATGGACAAGGACGCCAACGGGGACGTTATCCGGCGCGATCCGCACGGGCTGGTGCAGAACCTCCAGACGGGCATTCCGTATTACCGGAACTCGGTGCCGACGAAGGTGGAGAAGCGCGGTAAATAACCGGATTCTTATCAGTCCGGCAATCCTTTCTGTAACACGCTTTGGCGCATAGCGTCAGGATCATGGGACGGCCACAACGGGGACAAGGGGTTCCACGCTTTCGCTTCATCTCACTTCCTCCCCAGCGCCGCGTCCACCCACTCGCGGCAAGTTAAGGTCCGGTCATGCTTGCACTTCCGCACCCCGGCCCGGCGCATCAACTGGCGAGTGGCCGTGAGCGTCTTGCCAAGGTACGCCGCCACGTCAGAGGTAGTCCACCAGGGCTTGGCGAGGATGGTGTCGAGGGGTGAGGTGTTCATGGTTTGATGTTTCTACGTTCCAAAATCTTGCCCAGCTTAATGATGTACACGCCCTTGGTGCCGCCCCATTCCGGCTTTCCGTCACCGAACTCAAAGCCCAGGAACTCAACGCGAATGAACGGCTTGTTGGCCCCGTAACCGTTCGTGAAGTCCACGGCGTCGTAGGCGCAAACCTTGTGGACAAGTCGCGACCGAATCCACCGAGATGGAGCGCGGTATTCCTCCTTCTTCACGCCGCTGGCGATCATGTCGAACCACTTCTTTTTCAGGGTGAGTTTGAGCGTGTTCATGGTTTCTCCTGTTTCTGCATCTGGCCCCAAGCCTTCCAGTTGTCACGGTTCTGCATCTGGCCCCAAGCCTTCCAGTTGTCACGGTCCAGCTTCACGGCGGCGAGTTCAGCCCGCGCGGCGTTGAGTTCCTTTTCGAGTTGGCGGGCGAATGCTGGCCAGTTTTTCAACGGTGCTGGCGACCACTCACTTTGTTCTCCAATGAATTCATCTGTTCTTGGGGTGTCGCAATTCATGCGCTACAAATAACTACCCTCCGCTACCAATGCAACAAAAATGTTGTAACTTCTTCAAATGTGTTGTAACCGTACCCCATGAAATCGACCGCCACCAAACGTGTTGCCCCGTCAGTTGACTCCACCACCGACCCCATCAGCATCCGCTTCACCCGTGACCAGCGCGACTGGCTGGAGCGTCAATCTAGTGAACTGCACTACTCCGTTGGCAAGCTCGTGGGAATGCTAGTGGACGGCGGACGCGCCATGATCGAGACGCCAGACGGGCAGCCCATGAAAGAGCCCGAGGTGGTCGCCTTGGCGCGCTTCATCAAGAAGCCGGTCGTGGGCAATGTCGCCGGGCGGAAAGGCTGACCATGGCCAACCTCTTTCAACGGTCCCGTTCGCCCTTCTGGTGGATCAGTTACACCACCGCCACGGGCCGCGTGCGTGTGTCCACTGGCATTCGCCACGAGAACCGCACCAAGCCCACGCCGTCCGTGCTGGAATTGCGCCGGACCATCGAGGAACGTCAGGCCCGTTCCAAGTTCGGCGTCGCGGCCATGATCGAAGCCAAGCCCGTGACGGACTACCTCACCGGCCATCTGGCGAATCTCCAGGGCCTGCGCGAATCAACGCGCGGCCGGTACAGCTACACCGTCAAGGCGTTCACCAGTTGGCTCGCTGGCGAAAAGCTGGCACTCATGGCCGACGTGAATTATCCCGTGGCAGCCCGCTACGTGGCGCACCGCCGCACCAGTGGCATCGGGCCGGGCACCCTGCGGAATGATGTGCAGTTCCTGCGCGCGGCTTGGGACGAGGCCAAGAAGCTTCATTTCTGCGACTTCGAAGAGAACCCGTGGACGTTCACCTTCAAGCAGGATCAGGAGGAGAAGCAACCGTTCACCGACACCGAGCTGGCCGCGCTGCTGGCGGCACCCATGCCCGACTGGATGCGCCTGGCCGTGGACATCGCGCGCTACACTGGTGCCCGGTCGAGCAGCATCAAGGGGCTGCGCTGGGAAGACATTACCGACACCGTGATTCACTTCCGCATCAGCAAGACCACCGCGTTCACCATGCCCCTGCATCCGCGCCTGGCGTTCGCCCTGCAACCGCATCGGAAGCCGTCGGGCAGCGTCATGCCGGACGAACTGCTCACCAAGTCGCGCACCTACTTCTCGACCATGTTCAAGGGAGTCTGCGAGCGCGCCGGCGTGCCCCGTGCTCACTTTCACCTGTTCCGCCACACGTTCATCAGCCGCCTCGCCCAAGCCGGCGTGGAACAGCGCGTCACGCAACTGCTGGCGAACCACTCCAGCGCCGACGTGCACCGCCACTACACGCACTCCCAAGCCGACGCCCTGGCCCCCCATCTGGCGCGGCTCACGTATGCGGACAGTGTGCCAATGGTGTGCCCGATGCCTGTCGCAGCGGCATAAATTCGTATCCTTTCGTAGCCATTGGCATCACAAACAGACACTTTTGAACAGGCGTCCAGGGAACGACTTGTGGCATTTGGCCCGTTTTTACAGGGGTTTCCACAACCTCACTGCACGTTGTAGAAGAATTTTTCCGACTGCGTGTTGACAACGACTTACAACGGAAGTGTGCCAGCGGTGGGCCGCAGAAAGTTATTCACAAGGACTACAGGTGTCCGGGTGGTTTGCGGATGCTGGTTGAATGAAGAACCCCAAGAGGAAGCAAGTGGTGCTGGAACCTGAACTGGAGGCTATTGCTGGCGAACTTTCGCCGTTCGACCGGCTTTGTCTGGCGCGGAAGCTGGCGCGGTGGGTTCGCCAGTTGGAGATTTCGAGCCGAGTGTTGCAAGGGCGGCGCGGGCCACGTCAGCAGCGCGGTCCGGTACGGCAACGGGTGCGGTGGAATTGAGACGCAAGGCCGCTTCTGCGGATGACTGCGAAATCTCCTCAAGAACACCAGGCAACGCACGACGCAACGACTCAATCGCCAGCCTTGAGGGCGTGTTCCCTGAAGCTTCACATGCAGTAGCCAAAGCATCACGCACTTCAGGGTTTGCATCCAGATCAACCGACAGGATGTTTCTTTTTTTTCTGATTTTACTTTTGTGCGTCATCATTGACTGAAACTGCCATCTGTCTGACAAAATGCAAGCGGTGTTGTAATTTTAATTTGTCAGCCTTGTGTGACTTGTCTTACCTTTTTGCCAATGAATCGAACATCACTCAAGAGCAAGGATGGCCGCACCCGGTTGACCATTGATTTGGCTCCCTACCCTGATGTGGAACGGATGCTGGAGCGGGCCATGAGCAAGAACCCGGGCACCAAGCGCACTTACTGGTTGATCCAAAGCCTCAAGCGTCATCTGGCATCCGAGGGATATGCCGGGAAGCGTGAACTCGCCAAGTAATATGCCCACCATCCTTTCATTCCCTGTCCTGACGTACCGTTGGGAGATTCGCTGCGCGGGCCTTGTGGTGGCTGGCGTGGACGAGGTGCCGGACTGCGCCGGGGCGCTGGACTTGGCGCGGGAGAAGGTGCTGCGCGAGTGCGGGTTCACCAAGCGCGAAATCGAGACGGGTGCGGTCGTGATCTTCTGGAGGCTGGAATGACCTTGCCAACACTTAAACCGCTCAAGACGAAGATTCCCGACCTGACGGGCAAGTTGCCGCGCGTGATCGTGGACACGCGGGAGCAGACGCCGCTGGTGTTCACGCGGCTCGCCAGTGAGTCGGGCACGTTGACGACTGGCGACTACTCGTTCAGCGGTGGCGAGACGTTCATGTGTGTGGAGCGTAAGAGCATTGCCGATCTGGTGGGCTGCTGCACGGGGGTGGACCGGGCGCGGCTGGAACGTGAGCTGCACCGGATGCGGGGCTTTCCGTTCAAGCGTTTCCTGGTGATTGGATCTCAGGAGGAGATTGCCGCTCACCAGTATCGTAGCCGTGTGGAGCCGGATGTAGTGCTGAACACGTTGGCGGCGTTCGAGGTGCGGTACGAGGTGCCCGTGGTGTTCGCGGCGACGCCAGAGGATGGCGCGCTGTGGGTGGAACAGTGGGTGGCGTGGTGCGCGCGGGAGATCGTAACGCAGGCCAATCATCTGGCGCGGCGGATGTCGGAGGACGTTCAATTTTAACCATTTTACGGCACGGAGCCGCAACCGCGAGCCGACGGCAACCTCGGCCAGAAAGCAGAGTAATCAGTTATGCCTAAAGTTAGTGAGATGAAAAACAGTCGGTTTCTTCAGCAGCACGATGTTGGGGAAGAGGGTCGCGTCTTGACGGTGCTCAGCGTGGACCAGCAGAACGTCGCTCCGGCGGACAAACCGCAGGAGTTGAAATGGGTGATGCACTTCGAGGAAGAGGATTTTAACCCCCTCGTGCTCAACCGCATCAACACGGAACTGGCCGCGAAGCTGCTCAAGAGCGATGACACGGACCACTGGACCGGCAAGAAGATCGTGGCCTACCAAGACCCGACGATCAGCTTCGGCGGCCAGCTCAAAGGCGGCATCCGACTGCGCAATCCGCGTGCTGGTGACATCGGTGCGGAGGCTGGTGGCGGTGAAGCACCCGCGCCGTCTGCGCCTGCTGCCAAACCCAGCCCCGGCGACGCCATCAATGACAGCAACTATGGCGACCAGAAGGTGCATGTGGGCAAGTGCAAGGGCATGGCCCTGCGCGACCTCGCGCCCGAGCAGTTGGAGGCCATCGTGGCGAACTGGCTGCCGGCGGCCAAGGCCAACAGCAAGCCGACGGCGGACGATCAGCGGTTGATCCGCGCGCTGGAGATCGCCATGGACAAGAAAAACGACGCGCCCGCGTACTGAGTTATGAATCACATCACTACCCTTTCCCCTCCAAAAAAGAGCGACACCAAGCGCACGCAGGAATATCTGCGCGTGCAGTTGGCCCGCGAAGAATTGCTCGTGTACGGCAAGGAGCAGGCGGACAAGCTCAACGAGAAGGTTCGCTTGGAAGAGGACCTGGACCGGATCAAGGCCGATTTTAAGGCCAAGATCAGCGCGCTGGAGGCCCGCATCAATGGGCTGACCAGTTGCATCAGCACCGGGTACGAGTACCGGAACGTGAAGTGCACCGAGTACCTTGGCTTGCCCGAGGCCGGCAAGAAGACGGTCGTGCGCGACGACACGGGCGAGACCGTGAGCGTGAAGGACATGACGCAGGACGAAATGCAGCGCAAGTTGCTCGCGGACGAGCAGGAAAAGGAGGCGGCAAGTGAGTAGCTACTTCTGGGGCGAACCCATGGCCGCGCCTGAGCCGCCTGCGACCATCAAGCTGAACAGTCGTGGCTGTGTTCCTCGTCCGCAGGCTGAAGCAACGCCAGTGGCACGCCGCAAGGTGGGCACCGTCTGGTACGCGGTCATGTCCAACGGACAGATGATCCGCAACAACCCGCAGCGGCCCTACCGGGGCAAGGCTGGCCGGCGCGCGCACATCAAGGCGCGTCGGCTGGAGAAGGAGATGGCGCTGTGAACACCACCGTCTTCGACATCGAAACCGGTCCCTTGCCGGACATCATCCTGGACTCGCTCATGCCGGAGTTTGAACCGGCGGCGAATCTGAAGGACCCGGAGAAGATCGCGGCGAACCTCGCCAAGAAACGCGCCGAGTTCAAGGCCGATGCCGCGCTGTCGCCGCTCACGGGCCGCGTGCTGGCGGTTGGCTTCCTGCCGGACATGGGGGCTGAGTCGATCATCATCTGCGACGACGACGAGAAGGTGTTGCTTGCCAAGGTGTGGGACCACTTCCGCACCGCTGGCGGTTCGCGCCGGCCGACGTTCGTAGGTTTCAACATCCACGGGTTCGACCTGCCGTTTCTGGTGAAGCGGTCTTGGGTGCAGCAGGTGCCCATTCCGCCGAACGTGCGCCAGGGTCGCTACTGGGCCGACTGGTTCATTGACCTGCGCGAGACGTGGCAGCTTGGCGACAAGCAGGCGCATGGCTCGCTGGACACCATCTGCCGCGCCCTCGGGCTCGGGGAGAAGAACGGGAGCGGGGCGGAGTTTGCCCGGCTCTGGAACGAGGACCGCGCCAAGGCGCTGGCCTACCTGGACAATGACCTGAAAATGACGGCGGCACTGGCGGCACGGTTGCTGTTGTTGGCGTAGCCGTTTGTAGCCTCTCAGAACACATTCCCTCCCGCCGGCATGAGTATTCCTACCATGAAAGTGCAGCCGCCTGTTGCGGCAACGGCGGGAGGGTCTTTTTCAAAAACTAATTCCATGAGCGACAAACCCCAAACCCTTGAACTAGTTGTAACGGAGACTGGCATTGATGCTGCCAGTGCTGACGTATTGCGCGACGCATTCGCCCCAATGTTCACCGCCGCCAAGCAGTGGCAACAGCGTGTGGATGGCCTGGTCGTGACTGACATTTCTCAGACGCTCGAAATGAAGCTGGCCCGCGAATCCCGGCTGGCGCTCAAGGAAATCCGCTGCAACGCAGAACGGCAGCGCAAGAAGCTGAAAGAGGAAAGCCTGCGCCGTGGCAAGGCCATCGACGGCATCTACAACGTGCTCGAATACCTAGTGACGCCACTGGAGGAACAACTGCTGGCCATGGAACAGTTCGCAGAGCGCAAGGAGCAGGCGCGGTTGGATGCGCAACTGGTCGAGCGCAAGTCCGCCCTGGCGTACTATGGGCAGCAAGTGTTTGAGGATAAGACACTGCGTGAGATGGGGGATGAAGCCTATAATGAGATGCTCGAAGGCGCGCGACTGCTGGCAGAGGCACGCCAGCGCGAGGCGGAACGCAAGGAGCAGGAACGGATCGCCAAGGAAAAGGCCGAGGCCGAGGAGCGTGAGCGCGTGCGTTTGGAGAATGAGCGGTTGAAGGCCGAGGCGGCCAAGCGTGAAGAGCAGATGCGACTGGAGCGGGAGGCCGCCGCCAAAGCAGCACTTGAGGAGCAGGCGAGGCGCGATGAGCAGTTACGACAGGAACGCGAACTTGCTGCGGCAACCGCCCGTGAAGCTGAGGCCAAGGCCAAGGCTGAGAAGGCTCAGGCACTGGCAGCCGAACGTGCCAAGCATGAAGCCGAGGCATCGGCGGCCCGCGCAGAAGCGGCCAAGCGTGAAGAGCAGATGCGACTGGAGCGGGAACGGCTGGAAAAGGAGCAGCTTCGATTGGCTGAAATCGCCAGAGTCGAAGCCGAGGCCCGGCGCAAAGCGGAACAGGAACTGGCGACACAACGAGCCAAAGAAGTTGAAGCCAAAGCCAAGGCTAAAGCTGAATCGGATGCCGCTGCTGCGACTGCCAGAAGGGCATCAAGCGCACCTGACAAGGACCGGTTGCAGGCGTACATGGATGAAATCTCGAAGCTGAAGATGCCTGAGATGAAAAGTGAAGCGGGCATAGCGGTCGCCGGCGAACTGATGCTGGCCCGTGGAGAGTTTATGGCTTCGATCAGGCATTTCTCGCAAAAGCTGTGAATCATCATGTGGCTGATACCTCCCCAGTTATCCTCTCGCTTTGCAGCGGCGTCGGGATGCTCGATGAAGCCGCGCGGCTCGTCTGGCCCGACGCTCGAACTGCGGCCTATTGTGAATGGGAAGCCTACGCTGCGGCCGTCCTCCTGGCCCGGATGGAAGACCAGAGCTTGGAGCCAGCGCCTGTTTGGGGCGGCGATATGCGGGACTTCAACGCGCAACCCTTTCGTGGTGTGGTGGACATCCTCGTTGCGGGACTCCCGTGCCAGCCGTACAGCCTCGCCGGGAAGCAGGCTGGAAACAGCGACCGACGAAGCTGGGGCGACGGGGACGGGCCCATTGTCCACTTCCTGCGGATCGTCGAAGAGAGTGAGCCCGCCTTGGTGTTCCTCGAAAATGTCCCAGCTTGGGTTATGGGCGGACACTTCCGGGCAGTCGGAGAGGAATTATGCCGACTGGGTTACGAGATCGCGGACCCGGTGTTCATTGCTGCGGAAGATGTGGGCGCAGCGCATAAGCGGGAGCGGGTGTTCGTCTTGGCCTACCGCGCGGGCGGAGAAATTGGCCAGCCCCCGAAGCAATGCGATGACGGGCCCGGACCATTGCGACCGGGACGGGTCCGTGACGATTCAGACGCAGGCGTCGGCCTGGCCGACTCCTGCGGCAAGGGATTACCGGGGGGAGAACGGGCAGGCGCATCATCTGGATCAACTGCCGAATTTTGTGAAGTTCCGGTATTCGCCCCAGGTCCCAGCGACACCGCCGTATGGCAGCGAATCCTCGCCGACCGCCCCCACCTTGCGCCGGCGGTTGAACCCGGCGTTCGTGTGCTGGTTGATGGGGTGGCCATGGTGGTGGACGCGTGCCGAGCCGATCAGTTGCGCTGCGGCGGAAATGGCGTTGTGGCGTTGCAGGCTGCGGTCGCGCTTATGGAGTTGCTTTCCCGAATTAAACCATCATGAATGACTTCCTCACCCTGGCCGACGCCGGCAAAAACATCTTCCTGACTGGGCAGGCCGGCACGGGCAAGTCCACGCTCCTTCGCCAGTGGCTGCTTGCTGGTGGCCGCGACGCGGACGTGGTGGCCCCAACCGGGATCGCGGCGCTCAACGTCGGGGGTATGACCATCCATCGCTGGGCGGGCATTGGCCTCGGGCCACAGCCGGGTGAAGACTTGGATGCCTTCGCGGACCATCTGGACGAGCAGGGCAGCCGGGCCGTGCGCGACGCCAAGAGTCGCATCCGCATGTGTCACACGCTGGTAATCGACGAGGTATCCATGCTACCGGGCCGCTTGCTGGCGTTCCTGGATGTGTGGCTGCGGCGGTGCCGGGGGCGCATGGTGCCGTTCGGTGGCATTCAAATCATTGCCACAGGCGACTTCCTGCAACTGCCGCCCGTGCGCCGGGACCAGAGCCAACCGCATGACTGGGCCTTCGCCAGCGAGTTCTGGGAGCGGGCTGGGTTCACGGTGGTGCGGCTCACCAAGAACTGGCGTCAGGATGAGCCGGAACTGCTTGCGACTTTGAACGACGTGCGACGCGGACGGCTGACGCCACGATCGAGCGCGACGCTGGCGAAGTGCGTGCGGATGTTCCCGCCGTCAAATCTGACGCGGCTCTGCACCCACAACCGGGACGTGGACAAGGTGAACCGGGCCATGCTCGATGACTTGCCGGGGCCGGAACAAACCTACCTGGCGCAATTCTCGCCGCCGGGCAATGAGCATGTCGTGGAGTTCTTCACCAAGAACAGCATCACGCCGCTGGAGTTGCATCTGCGCAAGGGCGCGCGGGTCATGTTCACCGTGAACGATCAGCAGGGCAGGTTTGTGAACGGCACCACGGGGCGGGTCGTGCGGTTGTCGCCGTTCGACGTGGACGTGGAGACGGATGACGGCTCGACCGTGGGAGTGGACCAGTTCGAATGGAACCAGAATCCCCGGGAGCGGGGCGGGTCCACCATGCGGCAGTTACCGCTGCGCTTGGCGTATGCCATGACGATTCACAAGGCGCAGGGCACGACCCTGGCGGGCGCGTACATCGACATCCGCGCGGCACTGGAACCTGGACAGGCTTATGTGGCGTTGAGCCGGGTCAAGACGCTGGCCGGGCTGTGGCTCAAGGCCGCACCGAATTATATCGCCGTGTGCCCGCGGGCGCTGGCGTTTCAGGAAGGGAACAAAGTATGAACACGCTGAACCAACGCAACTCCCGAGCCTTGGGTTACGACTACCCAGCAGGGGCTGAGTTTGACCTGAGCGCACCGTATAACGAGACTGACCCTGAAGTTTGCCCGGACTGTGACGGAGAAGGATGTAAATTCTGTGACCATAACGGGAGCATACTCTCGCCTTCCCGCGAAGAAATCGCCATCGACAAAGCCGACGCGGCCATGGACCGCGAGAAAGACGAACGCGCATGAGCACACCATTCACCTTCACCACCACCGGCTGGGAACTGGCCGTGCTCCTCGGCGCGATGTTCTTCGCTGGCGCATACGTGACGCTGTGCCTGACGCGGCACAGTGACCCGGACACGAAACTGCCACGGCGTCAGGGCGACATGTTCGAGGAGGAACTGTGACCCGGTGCGAATCATGCGAAGGCAGGGCCTATGAAGAAAATGGCCCGTTAGTTCGGAAGTGTGAAGAGTGCGATGGCCAAGGCTTTATCGAGACGCCAGATGAGTACCGGCAGCGGTTGCTGGAGGAGAAGTCGGATTTGAAACGTGATTTGAGAAAGGATCAGGAATGAACACAGCCAACGTCTGGCGCAAGCGCATCACCAACACGCCACGGACACCGCACACGTCGTATCAGACTGTCATCCGCCGGGCCAGCCGTGGCTATGCGTGGGCGCTGATGATCGAGTCTGAAGTGGTCGCCAGTGGCACGGGCCGGACACAGCTTGAGTGCTGGGACCGGATTCGGGAAGCGAAGGTAGGACTGTAATGGATCAATTTATGAGCAAAGAACACGACCCAGTTAACCACCCATCGCACTACACCGGCCATCCGTCCGGCGTGGAGTGCATCACCATCACCGAGCACTTTAATTTTTGCCTTGGCAACGCCATCAAATACATCTGGCGCGCGGGCGAGAAAGGGGACGCGCTGGAGGATTTGAAAAAGGCGCGCTGGTATCTCGACCGGGAAATTCAGCGGCGGGAAGTGGCCATCATCAAACGGACGTTCCAGAAATGAAAGTCCCCGCACCCAAACCCAAGCGTACGGCCCGCGAACAGGCCGAAAGCTACCTCACCAAGTGCGCTCCCGCTGTCAGTGGGCAGGACGGCAACGGCGTCACGTCACGTCTGGCAAAAGCCGTGATGCTGGGCTTCGACCTGGACCCGCAGACGGGGCTGGGCGCATTCCGCCAGTGGAACGAGTCCTGCACACCGCCCTGGCCAGAGAAGGAACTGCTGCGTCTGCTGGAAACCGCCAACAAATGGCCCGGCGAACGGGGCAACCTGCTGGCGAAAGATGACGGCTATGTGCCGGCACCACGACCGGCCCCGGCACCATCCGCACCGCCAGTAGTGAAGCCGCCGCCGGCCCGTGACGGGTTCCATGCGCCGACGCTGGCGGACCTGCGCGAGATTATGTTCTACCGCGAGTACGGGTTGCCGGGGCTGGCCTGGGCCGCGCACCGGGGCGTGCTCGTGGTGGGCCAGTGGCGCGAGTGGAAGTGCTACGGCGTTACGGACGCCAGCGGGCGCGTCCTGGAGGTGCGGCGGGTGGATGGCGAGATGTTCCCGGAAATGGGGCCGCTGCGGGAGCGAAAGGCACACAGCATCAAAGGCAGCGAGAAGGCTTGGCCTGTGGGCTTGCCAGAGGCAGCAGATTACCCGGCCATCGCGCTGGTCGAAGGGCTGCCGGACTTCCTCGTGGCGCATGACGTGGCGCTGTGGGAGCAAGGACACCGGGCCGCGTTCGACGGCATGGTAGGGGTGGACCTGTGCGCGGGGGCGGCGGCAATGCCGGTCAACTGCGCGCCCGTGGCGATGCTGTCGGCGTCGCCGGCCATCGCGGCGGATGCGCTGCCGTTTTTCAAGGGCAAACGCGTGGTGATCTTCGCGCACGCCGAGGCGGCGGGGCTGTCCGGGGCGGAGAAATGGCGGCGGCAGTTGGTTGAATCTGGCGTAGCCGCGTGCAATCTGTTTGATTTCACCGCATGGACTTCCAACACTGGCGGCTACCCGGATGACCTCGACGATTTCATGGCCAAGCGCGACCAGTGGCGACCCAAAACCAAGCCCGCCGACTGGGAGGAACAATTCAAGGTGATGCCGCTATGATCACCAACACCGCTGCCGATGTTGCAGCCGTTCGCACTGGCGAAATCGTCCTGCCCCGCAAAGTGCTCGTGGACAACGAATCCCTTGGCCTCCAGCAGTCGATGCTGAACGTGTTCTGCGGCGAGGGCAGTGCCGAGGCCAAGGGCACCGCGGCGGGCGACATGGTGACCGCTGCCGCGTTGCGCCTGGGCCGGTTCTTTTACCACGCCGAGCACAAGGACCACGGCTCCAGCATGTTTTTCAACCGCGTGGACAAGAGCTTGATGCTCATTGCCTCGAATGATTTTCAGTCGTGGCTATCCACCTGGTGCGGGGTGAGCCGGGCCAGCAAGTTCTGGCGGTTCATTCTGACGCGCGTGGAAAACGAGGCGCTGCGGGGCGTCTCCACGGCGGGCATCATCCCCGAGCAGTTCTGGACGGCGCGCAAGGGCGCGGTCTATCTCTCGTGCGGGGCCGGCCACATCGTCAAGGTCACCGCCGATGGCGTGAGCATCGAGGACAACGGCGTGGACGAGGTGCTGTTCCACTCCAAGAAAACGCTCGCCCCGTGGCGGTTGCTGGATGGGCCCGGAACGGACCCGATGGAAACCTGCTCAATCTTCCGTGGCATCCACGCCGAGGCGGATCACGGCAAGATGCTGTTCAAGCTGTGGCTCTTCTCCCTGCCCTCCTGCACCGCGACGAAGCCGGTGCTGGGCAACATCGGCGAGGTGGGCAGCGGCAAGACCCGGCTCGCCAAGGCCGCCGCCGAGCTGTACGGGGTGCCGTGGATCGCGGCCGCCGTGGACAATTCCGCCGAGGCCGAGCGCAATTTCTGGGTGAACTGCGACAACGGCGGGCTCTACATCCTAGACAACGTGGACTCGAAAATCTCGTGGTTGCCCGATGCCATCGCAGCGGCGGCCACGGATGGCGGCAAGCCGGTACGACGGCTCTACACCACTTCCGACGTGGTGACCATGCGGGCGCGGGCCTGGTGCATCATCACGAGTTCGCAGCCGTCGTTCGCCAGTGACGCCGGCCTGGCGGACCGGATGCTGGTACTGCGGATGAATCGCCATGGCAGCGAGACCGAGGATTCGCTGCTCAGTGCCGAAATCGAGGCCGGGCGCGACGCGGGCCTGACGTTCATCGTGCGCACGCTGGCGAAGGCGCTGGCCCTGCCGGTCACCAAGGAGCGGCTCAACTTCCGGCATCCAGACTGGGCCAACCTAGCGTTGCGGCTCGCCAAGGCGATGGACGCGGAGGAAGCCGGGCGCGCGGCCATCGTGGCGGCCGAGCGTGACAAGGCGCAATTCTGCATCGCCAATGACGCGGTGGGATCTGCCGTCCTGGCGTTGGTCGAGAAGGAGAACGCATGGGCCGGCGACGGCGCGGCGCTGGCGGAAGCACTGGGCGAGGTGGACGAGTCGTTGAAGGGTGACCCATGGCGGATCAATGCCAAGAAGGCGGGCCGGTGGGTGGCGCGGGTTCTGCCGCATTTGCAGAACATCATCGACGCCAAGGTGGAATTCAACCGGGCCACGAACACGAATTACTACCGGCTGGCGAAGAAGTATTGAAATGAAAACGCCCCGGCGGATGAGGCCGGGGCGGGTTGTGGGGTGTGCCAGCCAATGTCAGGCGGCGGGCCGATAGGTAGCATACAACCAGAAGCCGGGCGCGTGGCCACGTTCCTTGGTGTAGGGCGGGCACCAGTGGCGAAACTCCTCGCTGACATGGGATGAACCGAGCGGGAAGTAATTCAAGCTGCCGGGGACCATCTCCAAACCGAGCCGACGCGCGGCCTCGTCCACGTCGCAGAATTTTCCGCGTTTGATGGCCATAGTGAACCCGTTATTGTCGTAGCCGGCACAGTCTGCCCCGGCTTGCTCCAGGGCGCAGCGCAAGGTGAAACGTTTATCATCGGGAAGGCTCATGAACGCGCTCACTTGGCACCACCTTTCTTGGCCCGTCGCTTGGCCACAGCCTTGGCGGCCAGGACCTTGTAATACTCAGCATCGCCACGGGCCTTGACCAGCCCTGCCGTGAGACCACCTTTTTGGCCGGCGCGGGAACGGGCGGCGGACAGAGCGGGAGGAATAGGGTGATCAATCATACATTGAACTCCTTAACCACTTTTCCAAACTCGATTTTGACAGTGCCACTCAGTTTCAGCTTCTTCGCGTCCAGGGTGCGATGCTTATATTTTTTGCCATCCTCGGACCATTTACACAGCAGTTGAGCGCCGGGAATGGCTTGCCAATAAAGCCGGTTCGATGTGGAGCAACCAATGGCATTTTCCCCGATGTGAATTGTTCCAAATTCGCCGCAGATTGAGGCTACCCCCCTGACCCCGGTGCTGGATGCCGAGCCCCTGTACCCGGTGCTGGATGCCGAGCCCATGTCCCCGGTGCTGGATGCCGAGCCACTGGCCCCGGTGCTGGATGCCGAGCCACTGGCCCCGGTGCTGGATGCCGAGCCCCTGTACCCGGT